TCTGCCGGACCCGGATGGCATCCGCCTGTGCCGGCCACGCCCGCCGTACTGGAACCAGACCGGCCGCGTGAACTGCTGTGATGTGGGGGATGCTCACAGCGGATATTGACCCGGCGGGGCGCTGCGGGCGTGAAAATAAGTGTGTGGCGCTGGTAACTATCCCGTTGACACGTGCGGATTCGTGCCGTATCGTAAGAGTATGAGTACGCCGACATACACAGAACTGCTTGCCGCTGCGAAGAGCGCTCTTGATGGTACGCTCACGCGCGAGGCCGCTGAACTGACGATCAACGGGCGGACTATCGAGTCGTTCGATCTGAAGGAACTCCGGGGATTGATCGACTGGCTGGAACGCAAGGTCAACCGGGCGGCGAACAGTCGGCGGGCGTTTGTGCCCAAGTTCAGGAGTCCCGGATGAGTGTTCTCGGCGGCATCGGCAAGGCATACAAGTCGTTTCGCACGGGGCGGCGTTCTGCACGAAACGTCCGGCGTGCAGAGCAGCGCCTGCGCCATCAGCAGACGCTCCTTGACACCGAGACGACGAAGTTCCGCCGTGAGGCTGTTGCTGTACGTGGTGCGCTGCTTGCTACGCACAAGGCGGCGGAGAAGAACCGGCTGACCGATGACTGGAAGGCGACGACGAAGAGTGCCGACGATGCGATCATCCAGGACAGCGAGACGCTGAACGCGCGTGCCCGTGCGGCAGTGCGAGACACCTGGATCGGTGCATCGGCCGTGCGATCCTTCCGGCGCAACGTGGTAGGCAAGGACGGCATCACGGTGCGGAGTGCTGCGCGCGATCCGAAGACGGGCAAGGCGTATGATGAGTTCAACGCCGGTGCTGACCGCTGGTGGAAGTGGTGGGGGCGGGACAAGCTCGTATGCGACATCGAGCGACGCAAGACGTTCCGGCAACTGGAACAGCTTGTGGTGAGTGAGCTGAGGACGGTGGGCGAAGCATTCGCCATTCCGATCTATAAGAAGCAGGCCAACATGGTCGGCCTGATGATACAGATGTTCGCGCCGGAGCAGCTCGATACTACTCTATCGCGCGCGCCCGGCGGCAAGAACGAGATACGCGGCGGTATCGAGATTGACAAGATGGGCGCGGCGGTTGCGTACCACGTGAAGACGGTGGACTACAAGTCGGTGCGCATCCCCGGCGAGCGCGTGATCCACGTGTTCGACCAACAGCGGGTGCGGCAGACGCGGGGCGTGACCCCGTTCCGCCCGGTGCTTGTGAAGGCTCACCACCTGGGCAGCTATGATGAGTATCAGCTTATCTGTGCTCGCCTGGAGGCGTGCATCGGCGGCGCGATCCGCACTGACTCTGCGACGAACGACGACGACATCGGCCTGGCACTGGAGAGCGGCGAGAGCAGTCAGGACAGCTACGGCTCCGAGCAGATCGTGATGGAGCCGGGGATGATGCCGCGGCTGAATGCCGGCGAGAGCATCGACTGGAACAACCCGACGCGGCCGGGGGCGTCGTATGAGAAGTTCTCGCAGGCTCAGATGGGAATGATTGCGGCCGGCCTGGGGCTGGACTTCGCTGCGCTGACAAGGGACTACAGCAAGGGCAACTTCTCGAGCCAGCGGCAGGGGATGCTGGAATGCAACCGCGAGTTTGACGACCTGCTGCAACTGATGATCGAGGACTTCTGCGTGCCTGTGCGGCAGATGTTCAAGATGCTGTGCATTCTCGAGGGCCGTATCGCGGCGCCCGGCTTCCTGGACGATGCGGAGATGCGGCTGATCTATCTCGAAGACGAATGGCAAGGCCCGGCCCGCCCGTGGATCGACCCGCTGAAGGCCGCGAGGGCTTATGAAGTAGCCGTGAAGAACCGCTTCATGACGCGCCGGGAAGTGATGAACGAACAGGGACGGAGCATCGAGGATGATCTGAAGCAGCACGCCGATGAGCAGGAGCTTGCGAAGGAACTGGGCGTATACCTGCCGGACGCAGAGCCGCCGCGGCCTGTAGCACCGGCGGAACCACCGGCTGAACCGGAGAAGGAACCGAAGAAACCGGCCGAGTAGGCCGCAACTACAACATCGCCCGAGAGAGGATGGCCGGCCAGCCATCGGAACTCTACCAGCCGCCCCAGACCTGCTAGCAGGGGGTCAGGGGCGGCTTCTCTTTTGGGCTACTGGAGACCGCGATGAATACCACCGACCGGCCGCACACGATCCAGTTGAACACCGCACTCGACCGCGATGCCGTCGTGGTCCTGAGCCAGAAGTTCGCCCAGGGCGACGGGATCAACGTTGACACCGAGAACGGGCTGCTGGGGAACGTGGCATTCATCACGGAGGGCGAGGCTATCGGGCATCCGTTCTTCGTCGATGCCGAGATGGTGCGGCAGGTGGTCGAGGCGGTGAACGGTGACGCGCTCATCAAGAGCCGGTTCACGCACCCCGAGTGGGGCAAGGACACGATGCTGACGCTTGTGGGCGAGGCGACGAACGCGCGGATCGCCGGGAAGCAGGTTCGGGGCGACATCGACTTCCTATCGAGTGCATCGAATCTGCCGGGCCTGGGCGATGTGCAGGGGCATCTGTTCAGCATCGCGAGTGAGAAGCCCGAGATGGTAGGGCTGAGCATCCACTTCACGCCTGACTGGCCGGAGATGGATCGTATCGCACAGGAAACGGGCGGACTGCCGCCCGGACGTCTTCGTAATCTGATTGCTGTTGATTTTGTTGGCGACCCTGGTGCCAACCCGAACGGCCTGCTGAGCCGCCCGGACGCACCGGCGGCTGCCGGGGCCGCTTCACGAAAGGAACGAGCCATGAACGAGAAGTTGCGGACGTTTTTGATTGGCCTCGGGCTGGCTGCCGATGCCACCGACGTGGAGGCCAACGCCTATCTCGCCGGCCTGGAAGGCGAGCAGGCGGAGCAGGCGGAAAGCCTGAAGGCCGAGAAGGCGCCGGTGAAACCCGCCGCCGAACCGGAGCCCGCTGACGCGCCGACCGGGCTGAGCGCCGGCGATGCGCCGACGGGGCTGACCGCGGGCGCCGTGCAGGCGATAGCGGATCGCGCTGCCGTTACGGCGCTCAAGGTGAAGACGGAACGGGACGCCGCATTGCGGAAGCTCGGGACCTCTCTCGGCATAGAGACGTCCTACGTCACCGGGCTGGTCGATGATCCCGAGATGACGCTCGAACTGGCGCAGAAGCGCATCCTCGGGCACCTGGCCGAGACGCACCAGGCTGTCGAGCTCGCCGCGCCCGATACCGCACGGATCGCCGTGGGCGAGGACCTGAACCTCAGCACGCTGCACGTCGGAATGCGTGATGCGCTGCTGCTGCGCGCCGGAGCGAACTTCTACAAGTTCGACGACATCACCGGTCGGGTCATTGTGGGCGCGGACGGTCAGCTCGAAGCGGGACAGCCCCACGAACGCGCCCGGAGCTTCCGCCGGATGCGGCTGAGCGATATGGCCCGTGCCTACATGCTCAACGCGCACATCCCCGGCGTTGAACTGATGGGCCAGACCGAGATCACCGAGTACGCGATGAACCGCCGGAAGTTCGAGCAGCGGTTCGGGCTGACGGCTCTCGCGCAGGCGACCGGCGATTTCCCGTACATCCTGGCGGACGCGATGAACAAGTCGCTCCGTGCGGCGTACGTCGAAAGCCCGAGCACGTGGCAGATATGGGCACGGCGGCGCACCGTGCCGGACTTCAAGACCATCAAGTTCCTGACCCTCTCGGAAAGCGCGAACCTGACTGAGACTCCTGAAGGCGGCGAGATTCAGTACGGCACGCTGTCCGAGAGCCGCGAGACCGTCGCGCTGGTGACATACAGCGACGGCCTGCGGTTCACCCGGGCGATGCTCATCAACGACGACCTCGACGCCTTCTCCCGTGCGCCGCAACTGCAGGCGGCCGCCGCGAAGCGCAAGGAAGACGACGTGGCATACGCGGTCATCACCGCGAACGCCGCGATGTCCGATGGCATCACGCTCTTCGACGCGACAACGCACGTCAATCACGTGGATACCGGTGCAGCACCTGCTACCGCCGGCCTGAACACCGCGAAGGCGATGATGCGCGGGCAGAAGGGGCTCAAAGGCGATGCCTATCTGAACATCGTCCCGAAGTTCATCCTCATTCCCGAGGACCTGGAGGGCACCGTCGCCGCCCTGCTGCAAAGCCAGTTCATGCCCGAAGCCACGTACGGCCACGGCAAGAATATCTGGCAAGGCGCCCTGACACCCGTAGTCGAGCCGCGCCTCGGAGCGAACAGCACTACGGCCTGGTACCTCGCCGCCGACAGCCGCCAGATCGACACCGTTGTGATGATCTTCCTGGACGATGAGCCGAACCCCGTCGGCACGCAGGAAACGCAGTTCGACACGGGCGACCTCAAGCTCGCGATCCGGCACAACGTCGCGGCAGCCGCCGTGGATTACCGCGGCCTGTTCAAGAACGACGGCACATAATCTCTGCCTCCAGGGGTGTCTTCCGCCGTGCCTCAACAGCCGGCGGAGGATGCCCCGCCTTGCTACACGCAACACGCATGACACAGGAGTATGGATATGGATACGTTCAAGTCTGCAGGCAACCGGCTGAACTTCACGGCCGGTGCCGACTACAGTTCCGGCGATGTGGTCGAGATCGGGACGCTCTTCGGCATCATCGTCACGGACATCGACTACAGCGAGAACACGCTGGGTGCCGTCGAGATCACCGGCGTCCACGAACTCGACGCGCTCACCGCGGGCGTCTGGAGCCAGGGCGACCAGCTCTACTGGGATGACACCAACGACGAACTGACCGACATCCCCGGCGGACACGACCACATCGGTATCGCCGCCGCTGCGAAGATCAACGCGACTACCGTCGCAACGGTGCTGCTGAACGCCGCCTACCGGCGCGGTGCCAACGAACAGCACATCACCGCGACCGGCGCCATCGACCCCGACGCCGACTACGTGACGCTCGACAGTTCCGGCGGGGCGCTCGCCCTGACCATTGCAGCGCCGAACCGGCCCGGCCACCTGATGGTCATCGAGATGACCACCGCCGGCAACAACGGCGTGCTCACACTCACAAGCATCGTGCTGGGCGGCACGGCAGCCACCTCGGCCACCTTCGATGGGGCAGGTGACACGCTCGTCATCGTCTCCATCGGCGCAGTGTGGGTAGTGCTCGATGAGCACGTAGTAGTCTTGTCATAGCCCCCACGCGGGGCCGCCGGAGCATCCACACGCCCGCCGGCCCCGCACAGTCGCGGGGTAGATCAGTCCGGAAGATCACCTGGTTCATACCCAGGAGGCCGCGGGTTCGAATCCCGCCCCCGCTACCATGAAGAAGCTGTCAGCCCTCAGCTTTCAGCCAGAGCGAGAAGACGCGGAGAAGAGCAAGAGGCAGACGAGGCTGAACTGACACCGGCACAGCAAGCGCGGCTGGATGCGATTATCAAGCGGTGCGATGACCCGCCGGGCAACTACGATGGCGGGCAGCGCGCCTCGTATGCACTCGACGCCGTGGCCGACCTGGCCCGGATCGTGAAACAACTAGCACAGGAGAACTAAGATGGCACGCACGCCAGAAGAAGAAGCAGCACTCACGACTATAGCGACCGAGAGAATCAAGACCGACGCAAAGGCGGTGGCTCGGCAGGCCCGTGACGACAAAATAGACACGGCTCAGGCTATATACACGGCAGCCCGCAAGGTTGCGGACGATGCTTACGATGTGGACGTTGCTGCACTTGATGCGGGCACCGTGGAGAAGTAGCATGGCAAAAGCATACATGCCTTTTTCGGCACAGGCCTTGCACCCAGCCAGTGGTGTAGCGAGTAACCTGTCGGCGGTGCTGGACTATAAGGACAGCACTTCTGGCACTGATCCCAAAAGCCGTTATCCACGTTGGCTGTTTGCGGATAACGCGGTTCAGTACGTGCATCTGTCCTTTGTGCTTCCAGATGATTATGACCATAACACGGCCCCGCACCTCAAGTTGTTCACCGGACACGATGAGCCAAACTATACTGTGCGCTTTGAGGTTTACGTGGCTGCGACCACGCCGGGAGAAGGTATCTGGCAGAATACGGTTGATTCCGTGAACCAAAAGGATCAGGAGTTGAACGGCGCCGGTTCCACCACAATTGACATTACTCTGACGAATGAAGACGGTGCTCGGGCTGGGGATTTGATCGACATTATTGTTGGCCGCGATGCTGTGGATGCAGCGAACACGTATCAGCATGGTCTGTGGGTGATAGGCGGCGTGTTCGAGTATACCAAGACGTAGGCGGCTATGAAGTTCCTGG